ATGACTTTCTAACCGCTAGACGATCTCCTAATCTCTGCAAGCGCCCTGTGACACAAAGTTTTAACTTTTTCCCCGTGTCGCAGGGTATTTTTTATTTAAAATAGGCTCTCAGACTGCGAAATTACCCCTTTTTAGCGACTTTTTAACAAAAATAATGAAATATCATTACCGACGCGAAAAAACACGCTTTATCGCGATATTTTGACTTTTACGATATGACCTATTCATATACGATAATCGGAGAAACTCCGGCAAAGAAAAATTCACGCATTACACTCAGAAACGGACGCACAATACCGTCAAAAAACTTCCAGAAGTGGCATAAAATAGCGCTCACGGAACTTGAAATGCAGGAAAAACCGTCAGAGCCTTTAGACTGTCCTTGCAGAGTCTTTTTAAGGTTCATTCACGGAGACTTACGAAGGCGCGACAGTGACAACGGAACGAGCTCTATTATGGACCTGCTTGTAGATGCAGGCATCCTTTACGATGACAACTGGCAGATAGTCAGGCAGATTAAAGTCCAGAATGAATACATCAAGAATGAAGCTCGCTGCGAAGTAATTATTAACGAATGGGAAGACTGACTTTTAAGGCAGACTCCTCTTGTGAGAAAGCGTGTATCGGCTCGCGCGTCCATAAACCGAATGCCGGAGACAACTCCGGCTTTATTTTTTTTAAACTGACCTTACTTAATACAGGAGGCTTGATTATGGACAAAATCAAAGCATTTTTTGAAAACAAAGTCACAAAAATTGTGTCTTGGGTTGTACTCGCGCTTGCGGTAGTATCTCTTATTATCGGCGGAGTAACAGCAGAAACAATCAACTCAGGAGTTGCTCTTGTTGCTGGCATCGTTGCTGCAATAGCTATGTTTATTGCTTTCATCTGCGATCAGGTGAAAAAATAAAGACTACCGATTGTTTGTTTAAGGCTCGCTTAATTGCGGGCTTTATTTTTAAATTCTGACTTTTCTTTTATATGACTAAAGGGGTTAAAAATGGCTTTTCAGTTTTTTAAACGCAAAGTAAATAAAAAAGCAGAAGCTCCGTCCAGAAAAGACAAAGACTTCGGCGGCTCTTGGATACCGGGAAGCAGTGCCATAGACAGTAACGCTTTAATTGCAAAAGATAAAGTCTGCTTGCAGTTTGCATCACTCCATTATGGCGTGTACTCACAGAAAGACAGACAGAGAGTTACAAGGCATTCACTTTACCAGGTTCTTAAACAGCCTTCTCTTGATGAGAGACACTGGAACTTCTTCTATCAGTCTGCAAACGACTATTTCAACGGCGGCTGTCTCTGGAGAGTTGCACGATATGACGGAGAAGTAGTTTCTCTTTTCCGTATGGACATAAGACAGACAACAATCGTGCGCGATGACAAGACACGAAGACGTCTCTTCCTGTACAACGGAACTATTTACACAGAAGACGATGTACTCTACATCCCGTCGCGCTTCAACTACTCTACACTTTCAGGCGGTCAGTCAATCTATAACGCCTTCCCTTCTGCATTTGAAACAGCCGACCAGCTCGAACAGTTTACACAGAACAGCTTTAAAAACGGGCTTTCAGGTAAACGGACCGTAGTAGATATTTCTGCAGCTTTCCCGGATGCAACACCAGGACAGATTGAGGAAATCAAACAGAAATTCCAGCATGAGTACACGGGAACGCAGAACGCTTCAAGACCTTTAATCAAACAAAAGGGAATTGAATACAGCGAGCTCGGTTCAAGCGGAGACAACCGCGGAGCAGAGCTTAAAGACAACAGACAGTTTCAGAAAGAGATCATCGACAGCGTTTATCACCTTCCGTCAGAAAGTTACGACATTGAAAAATACTTTTTGATGTTCAATGAGTTTGCATTAAAGCCGCTTATCGAACAGTTTCAGGAAGCAATCAACACTTTACTTGATGAAGACAAATACTACTTCGAGTTTGACACGAATGGTGTCATGAAATCTTCTCTCCAGCAGCGCATCGACGCTTACCAGAAAGAAATCTCGACAGGTATTCTCTCACTCAATGAAGCACGCAAAAAAGAAAATCTTCCTCCGGTGGAAGCTGGAGATACAAACTTCATGCCTGTAAACATGATGCCTTGGAACGAAGAAACAAAAAAAGCATACATGGCAAAACAAAAACAGGTCGCACAGGACACTACGGGAAATACTGATCCGCTTGATCCAGATACACAGCACATCCCGCAGGGCGACGACAAACAGTAAAAGGACACAAGAGGGGTTAAAAAATGAAATTAAGTATCGTAGTACTTTTTTCGGACCGTGATAAAAATCTTTTCAGAGCATGGTTTGAACAGACACAGAAAAACGTTGAGGTAGAACACGAAGTGATTGCAGTAGACAACACTTCTGACGGTTCACTCGAACAGATTGAAGGCGCACAGGTTGTGCGCGGCGGCCGTGATGTCGGATGTTTCGCAGGGCGTAAGCTCGGCTTTAAACAGTCTGTCGGTCAGTACATCTGGTATTGTGATGGAGACGATGAGACACTCCCGTTGAAAGCTTTTGACTATACAGCCGACCTTGTGTGTTTCAATTATCTTGCAAAGCACAAAGGCGAAGAAGAAAAACACATCTGCAAAGATCCGTATGTCATGCCATACAAGGCAACTGCAAAAACTTTCTATCACGCATACTGGAAAAATATGTGTAAAAACATGGTGTGGAATAAGTTTATAAGGCGCGAGCTTTTGGAGAACATCTATAACGCTGTGCCGGACTTCGAACTTTACACAAGCGAAGATGCGTTTTTATCGGTACTGCTTGAAATGACAATCAGGTCCGTTGAGTTTGATAACAAAGCTTTTTATCTGTACTACCTCAACAACGGAATGAGCGAGAACACAATAACGGACATCGAAAGATTTAAACGCGTATTCCGTGGCACTAAGGAAGCATGGGCCTGCTATAAGCTCATGACGACAGACGAACAGCGCTCAGAGTCTGGAATAAGGGTTGAAGACTTAATGATAGGCTTGTGTAAATATGCGCTCGATCAGAACAAATGGGCGGATGCAGTTTTTAAGGACTACTGCAAATTTCTTGTTGAATATTTTTCGTTCAACATGGTTTCTTCGGTCCTGGAAATCTACAAAGACGAATATAAACAGAACTACTACAGGATAAAGCGACATATAACTGACTTTAATAACGAGGTGACAAAATGAACAAATCACTTATGGACAAGATTGCTGCAGGCAGACAGTACCGCACAATGCAGCTCATGACAGAAAGCAGAGACGCAGATACAGAGAAAAAATACATCGTAAAAGGCTATGCGACAACGTTCAATGAGCCTTATGTTTTGTATTCAAGTGATGATTTTGAGTATCGCGAACAGGTAGCCCCGGACGCATTCAAAGATACAGAAATGAGCGATGTAATCTTCCAGTTTGACCACGAAGGAAGAGTTTTTGCTCGTATCTCAAACAACACACTCAAGCTTGATGTGGATGAGCACGGGCTTTTGGTTACTGCAGATCTCGGAACAACAGAGCTCACACGCTCACTTTATGAAGACATTGACAAGGGACTCATTACAAAAATGAGTTTCGGTTTTACCGTAGCAGAAGACGAAGAACTTCGCACTTCTGAAAACGGAAAAGATGTTTATTTACACACGATTAAACGCGTCGGAAAACTTTTTGACGTGTCATGCGTAAGCCTTCCTGCAAACGACGGGACAGAAATTTCTGCACGCTCTTTAGTCGACGGAGTAATCGCAAAGAGAATGGCGGAGAAAGCCAAAGAAGAAGCAGACGCTCAAGCCAAAGCGGAAGCTGAAAAAGCAGAAGAAGAACGCAAACGCCAGGAAGAAGAAGCAAAGGAAAAAGCAAGACAGGAGAGAGAAAGACTCGCTCTTGAGCTTGAATTAAGTTTAACAAACTAAAAGGAGAAAAGACTATGGGAAACAAATTTGAAATCCAGTCACAGATTGATGCAGTTGAACTTGAACTCCGCTCACTTCGTGAAGATGTGAAAAACACAGAAAAAGAAGTGAACGTAGATGAAGTACGCTCAAAAATGAAAGAGCTTGAAGCAAAACGCGGCTCTCTCATTAAAGAACTTGCAGAATGCGAAAAACCTGTTGAACAGACAGAAACTCGCACTGCTCTTTTTGATGCAGAAGAACTCCGCAAGCTCGCAAAAGGTGAACTTCGTTCAATCACAATCGGAACAGACGGCGGCTCTGTAGGGGTTGGAAAAATCTTCGAACAGGTTGCAGTAAAAGATGATCTTCTTGCTCAGGCTGACATCCAGTTTGGCAAAGACGCTCTTACAAAAATCCCTGTTATCCTTCCACTTGGTGACCTTACATCATCAACAGAAGGAACAACTTCTGTGACTGTAGATACTGACGCTGGTATCTCAATCACAGAACTTAACCCTCGCGCATATCCACGCGTACTCCCTGTATCTGCAGAAGCACTTACAGTTGGTGTTGTGGACATCGAAAACAGAATGCAGGGCATCTTCGACAAAGCATTCCGCAAGGCAATGCACAAAGGTATGATTGTCGGAGCTGGAACATCTGGCGACGCAATGGAAGGTATCTTTACAAACGTCAACAACGCAATCTCTGCTGCAACAACTGCAGGAGATTATCCTGCACGCGTTCTCGGAATTGGAACAAGCGCAGCTTTAACAGTTGCAAAGCTTGCTGAACTTGCTATCAAGGTTGGCGGACTCGACGAAGAATACACAATCGTTTTGAGCCCTTCTGTATATGGCGCTCTTATGGGCGACTCATCAACAGACGACAGCACAAAACTTTACAAAGAAACTCTTATCCGTGATAAGAGCATCGAAAACGTAAAGGTTGTTGTTGACGCTTACGCACCTGCAACAACTGCAGCTGCAAAGACTGCTCTTGCTGTTGCTGCTCCTCTTGGTCGCTATGAAATCGGCGTTGTAAAAGCAATGCAGATTGACGTAATCAAGACAGCTGGAGATAAAAACACTTATTTCCAGGCAATTCCGTTCTTCGACGGAAAGCAGGCTGACAGCCGCGACTTGTACGCAATCGCACGCAATCCCAGCTAATACGGTGACTATCAGTTACAGCTCGTCTGTAGCTGGTACTGCTCCGGCAGATAAGACAGTTACAGAGGGTTATGAGCTTACAGCTTCTGACCTTCCGACACTGACAGACGAAAGCGGAACTTACACTTTCAGTAAGTGGAAGATCGGAGACGATGACGCAGAAGTCGGAACAGTAATTGTAGCAGATACAACACTGACTGCAGTATGGGAGTAATCCTTAGTTACCGGTATATACGGAATAAGCCCTCGAGAAATCGGGGGCTTTTTATTTATGACTTTTACAACAAAGGAGTTTTTAAAATGGCAACAAAAAAGACAGATACAAAAGCTGTAAAAGATACAGAGAAAAAGCCGGACGGAGTTTTGGTAAAAAGAAAATTCGCCTGGAAAAACAAAGTTTATCAGGAGGGCTCTTATTTCAAGGGCTCTGCTTTTGACGTAAAAACATTAAAAGAAATCGGGGTTTTATAATGGCAATGCTCATCACAACAGACCAGCTCGCACGCTTCTCTGGAGTTTACCCGGAGACAGATGATTTACAGACAATTTACATCAACTCTGCGACACAGAAAATAAACGATTATGTAGGCTTCGATGTCATGTCTAATCAGGACTGGGAGCAGGAAGTTACAACAGAGCATATCGTTTATTCAGAAAACGGAAGCAACTTCTTCGAAGACCCGGAATTAACTGTACCTGCAGAAATTCCGGCAGGCGTACAAGTTACTCAGGTTGTAGACACAAAGTATCACTACTTCACTACTTCAACAGAAGTTGTACCGCCGGATATTTTCAAGCTCGTATGTCTTGAAATCGCTTCTCTCATCCAGTGCGAAGAGTCAAGCAATCTCGGAGTAAATACAAGAGACGAAATCGGAGTAAACCGCACTTTCCTAAACGTTGTAGATTACTCAAAATATCTTGACCGCCTTTCTTCTTTCAGAATTACGAAGGTTTAACTATGGCAGATGCGTTTTACATCGAGGCGGATGTCTCACAGGTGCAGCAGGCACTTTTAGAGACAAGTCAGAGCATGACTTCAATTCAAAGACAGACTCTCGGTGTTATCGCTCGCGGTACAGTAAAAATAATTAAGTCTGCAATCCTTACGACAACGACACAGAGAACCGGAGAACTTGCAAAGGGTTACAGATACAAAATTAAAAAAGACGGTTCAGAAGCAAACGTTTTTCCAAATACTGACAAATGGGGTGCAGATATTTTTCCGAAAGCTGCGGTGCTCTCTTACGGACACGAAGGACCGACAAAGCGCGCAAAGAGTTTTACAGTCGCTCCGCGTGGCTTCGTTCAGTCGGGTAAGGCATGGGTAGACTCGGGCGGATATTCTTCTGAACTCGACAAGATGATAGACAAACAGCTTACTAAATTCTGGGGGTCGTAAATGAAAATTCAGGCAATATACAACGCAATAAAAACATACTTAATCAACAGCTCTGCTTTCTTCCAGGCAGAGGGCGTGACACCGCTTAAAGACTCTGACTTTTATTTCGGAGTTGTGGACCTTCTTAAAAAGAGAGGTGCTGTCGTATGTGCGATAGTGCCGGACACACAGAACGAGGTTGACAGCTCGGAACAGGATGACTTGTCAGGCTATCAGGAAGACACACAGTTTACTGTGGCTTTTATCTGCAGGGAAAACAAGCAGTCTGTTCTCGATGAGAATGTCTGCTCTTATGCAGAAGCATTCAGAAAAGCAGTTTTAACGGACTGCTCTCTTGGTGGGGCTATTACTGGATGCGGTATCGGAGAAAGAAAATACTACTTCGATGTCGGAACAGTTGAACAGCAGATGTCTGCAGTAGAGATAACATTCACTACTCGGACAACTACAAATATAAGTTAAGGAGAAATATCTATGAGCGAAATGGTAAAAAAACACAAGATCGCTTTATTTCTTAACGCAGGGACTCCAGGCTCTCCAGACTGGGTACGCATTAAGAAATCAACAGCTTTTGACCTGGCTTTAAACCCGGAGACACAGACTTTTGACTACATTGCAGACGAAAGTCCGACAGAAGAATTGATGAAGTATGCACCTTCACTCAATCAGGCTCTCACAATGTACAAAGGCGAGCCGGACTATGAGTACGTATTCAACAGATTTTACGAACTCAAGACAGGTTCAGACGCTAAGTCAGAAGTGCTTATTGTTTTCTTCCAGGAAGAAACAGCAACAAACACTTTCAAGGCTTGGAAGTCAGAATGTTCAATCGTTGCAAACGACCTCAACTCTGTAGACTCAACTCTTACTTTCGATGTAAGGTTTGGCGGAACAGTTGCAAAAGGAACAGTAGTTGTTACAAACAACGTTCCTGTATTCTCTAGCGCTACAGAGGACGGCTTCCTGCTCACAGTCGTAGCAGAAGGAGCTGACACAATCGTTGTTGACGGAGTACAGAAAACTCCAAACGCAGACGGCGAGGCAGTGTTCCAGGTTATCGACGGTAAGAAGTATGTAATCGGTGCATACAACACAACAGAAGAAGCTTCTGACGTAATCGAAGCAGACTCTTCAACAACATCAGTAACACTTTCACTTGCTTAATGCTTGATCTTGCAAAAGTAAACTCCTTGCCCTCTTCGGTTTTAGTTGGGGGTAAGGAGTTTTTAATTCAGACTGATTTTAGATACTGGATAGTATTCTCTCGCGTAATCGAGAAAGCAACACGGGGCGAAATCCTGGAAGTCGAGCTCGTGGAATTTCTTGCATCAATGTTTCCTTTCTCAAAGCCGACAGATTTTAAAGCGGCTTATGACTCATTAATACAATTCTTTAATCCGCCATGTGAAGTACCATGTAATGTTGGTGGAGCAATTCCCGAAAAGGTCCTTGATTATGATGTAGACGCAGACTACATCTACGCAGCATTCCGGGAACAGTACAACATCAACTTACTTGATCCAAAACTGCGCCTGCACTGGTGGGAGTTTCAGGCACTCTTAAAGGGACTCCACGGAACGAAGCTCGATGAAATAATCGGTTACAGATGCTTTAACGCTGACGACAAGACAAAATACGAAGACGCACAGAAACGCATGAAAGAAGCATGGAGACTTCCGCAGCCTTCGGACAAAGAAACCGCAGAACAACTGGATAAATTCAACTCTCTTTTTGAAAAATGACCTTATGACTTTTTAAGAGAGGTTTTACCATGTCAAAAGACGTAAACATTAAAATCAAAGCAGACTCTACCGACGCGCAAAAAGGTTTAAAAGGCGTTCAGGCAGATTTAAATAAACTCTCAAAAACCGGCATCAATCAGACTGTTAAAGACGTTCAGAAGCTCGGAAAGACTGTAAAAGGACTCGGACTTACTGCAATCATAACTGCAGAAATAAAACTCTTAAAACAGTACTTGCAGACAATCAAGGAAACTGCACAGGCATACAATAAGCAGGTTGACGCAGAGCGCGGCCTTGAAAGAGCTGCAAAGAACAATCCATACCTTAACGGCGAAGGTGTAAAGCATTTAAAAGATTTTGCAAAGGAACTTGAACGTACTGCAGCCATAGAAGACAATCAGTCTCTTGAAGTAATGAGACAGCTTGCAGCATCTGGAAGAACAGAAGCAGAAATAATCCAGATTATGGGAGCAGCGGCAGACTATGCAGCCGGAGCAAACATCGACCTCAATACAGCTGCAAAGCAGTTGAACGCAACATATTCAGGAAGCGCAGGCTTACTCGGTAAACAGTCTGCAGCAATCAAAGAACTTACAAAGGACCAGTTAAAAAACGGTGAAGCTGTAAAGCTTGTTGCTGAACAGTACAAAGGCATGGCTCAGGAGCTTGCAAATACAGACACTAAAGTTGCAAACGCTAAAAAATCATTTACAGAAGCTCTCGGAAGTATGACCGCTCCGGCTTACGAAGCATGGAATAAATTCTGGCTCAATTTTTACGAACAGGGCACAGCAACAATAAACAAGCTTAAAGAGAAGCTCGGCGGCATCGGGGATGCAATGTGGCTTAAAGGCTTCATTAAGGAAGCAGATAAAGTCTATCAGGATGTCTACATGAAGTCGAGCGGCGACTGGATACAGGCAAACGAACAGCGCCGCGCATACCTTGCACAGAGCATCGGTACTTTTGACGAAAACACTCTTAGATACATTAAAGAAACTCTCTCGACAAAAAAGGAACTGACAAAGACAGAGCAAATCCTTCTCGACTTCTCTACCCGTCAGTTACAGGCTAATGAAGTAGAAGCCAGGAAAAAAGAAGAAGCAGACAAAAAAGAACTTGAGCGCAAAATAAAGATTGAAGAACAGACACAAAGGGAACTCGACTACAACGAAAAGATAAATAAAAACCGTGATGCACTTTCAAAGAAGCTCGACGACATGGAGCGTGAAGCAAACTTACGAGGGAAAGTTGTCGACAAGCAGGCAGTCTTAAACGAAATGATAAAGTCTTATATAGACTTACTCGAAGACGGTGTATCAGAAAATGATCCGTTTGCAGAAGAGAGACGAAAAGAAATCGAAGAGTACGCAAAATGGATGAAGACACTTGCAGACAACACGGACGAAACAAAAGAAGCACTTGAACAGCTTTCTCAGGTCCTTTCTGATATGTCGGACTTTCTGTCGCAGTATCAGAGCTTAACAAAGGATGCAAGCGACCTTTTTATAACATCAATCAAAGAGCAGACAGACGCAGAGCTCGGAGACCTTTCCGACCAGTACACAGAAGGCTTGATTGATTATCAGGAATACAACGAAAAGAAAAAGGAAATCCAGAAGAAAGCAGCAAAAGAAGAATACAAGCTCAAGATGTGGCAATGGACCGCAGACCTTGCAATGGCAACAGCAAACATTGCACAGGGTATTACTAAAAGCTTGTCGGCTTACGCAATGCCAATGGCTGCAGTTATGGCAGCACTTACGGGAGCAGCCGGCGCTATCCAGATTGCAACGCTTATTGCCAATAAACCGAAACCGCCGGCTTTTGCAACCGGTGGCGTTATCGGAGGAATGAACGGCGCTACAATGGGCGGAGATAATACTTATATCCACGCAAGACGCGGGGAAATGGTATTAAACGCCTCACAGCAAGCTGAACTCTGGAAACTTGCTAACGGGTCAGGCGGAAGAGGTGCAGTTGTTAATATGCCTGTAACAATCGAGAACAACAACGGCTCACACGTAAATACACAGATGAATAAAAACGGACTTCGCATAATCATTGACGATGCAGTCAACGCATCCATGAGCGAAGGCAGATACAACAAATCTATGGTTGTAGCAGAACAGAAGGAACAGGGGGCAAGTTATCTATGAGCGTAAATTGGTCACCAAATGTAAACAAGAAATTCTTCGGCTATAACGGACAGCCGATAGACAACTATGTAGTAAACGAAAATCTTTCAGGTCGTACTGTCGGGTACAAAAGAAACTCAAGCGATCTGTTTAAATTCTCATGCTCGATTAAACTCAATATGCCGGAAGAACTTTCCGCTTTCTGGGTGTGGTTTACTTCTACACTCGGCGGTCTTACAGGTACTTTCACTTGTGACGCACTCGGCACAAAGACTTACAGATTTTCTGACATACCGTCACCTCAGAACACGGACCGCACTTACAGAATTCTTACTCTCGAAATTGAAGAGGTTTATTAATGACTGACGCGCAGATTTTTAACGCTCTCTTTTCGGGCGGTAATTTTTCACTTCCGTATCTCATCGAGCTTTCACACGAAACCGCCGGAACATTTTATTTAATCGACGACAAGACCGATAAAACATATAACGGTCACACATACAAGGCAAGCTCGTTCACTTACACAGCGCCAGGAAAAGACGGAAACGGCGGTACACTTTCTATCGACGCAAAAGACAACGAGCTTATTGAATGGGTCGAGAACGCAGATGAGAACTACACACTTTCTGTAGTTGGTGCGCTTATCGAAGACGGTTCAATACAGCCTTTAAGACAGTACAGACACTTTCATGGCTCTATTTCTTATTCAGACAATATGGAAATCGAGTTTACTCTCCAGGGAGACGACAGACTCGACATGACCTTCAATCCGTATATGTATGACACGGACTCAAACCCGGGCAACGCATGACGGTAAATGATTTAATCGGCATACCGTGGAAGCTTCACGGACGCGATAAAAACGGATATGACTGTTACGGACTCGCTATAGAAGTAGAAGCGAGACTCGGGAAAAAGTTAAACGACATCTACTACGAAAACAACGATGCAGAGCTCTGCAAAGACAAAGCATTCTCTCTTAACGTAAGACCGACTCAGAAACTTGAAGTCGGTAACATAATTCAGATGACTTTAAATAATGAGTTGCACTTGGGGGTAATTATTACCCCTCTTACTTTCATTCATGCAACAAGAAATCAGGGCGTAAGAATATCTAAGATAGGCGCAATTCCTTACAACGCAATCTATGAGGTCATCTAATGGGCGTAATCAACCTTTACAATACAATTTCAAATGAGCACAAAGTTTTTAACGGTACAGGCAGAATTAAAAATCTTCTGCCGGAATTGGACTTTAGACAGTGCCTTATCTTAAAAGCCGGAAACAGACTTACAGAAGACTATGAAGTGCAGCCGGACGACGTGCTTTACTGCCGCGTTGTTCCTGGTGCAATCTCATCAACTGCAATGGCCGTTATTGCTATCACTTCCGCAGTAGTTGCTGCTGGCGTTGCAATCGGTACTCTCATATACTCAAACATCCAGTCAGAAAAAGCCAAAGAGCAAATGGAAAAGGCGCAGAGAGACGCAAACAATCTCG